GTGGGCGCCGTGGCCGGGAACTCGACGACCGCCCCGAAGACGGGCACGATGGGGGCCACCATCGGCTCCATCGACGGCACCAACGTCTCGATGGGCGCCACGGGGACGAATCCGACCGACGCCCTGCTGTTCACCGACCCCCGCAACGATGGGACGCAGCGGGCCGCGACCGAAGCGCTCTTGAAGGTGGTGCTCTCGGGCGTGTGGGTGAACGGCGGGTCGCCTGATACGATCATGGTGGGCCCGTTCAACAAGTCGGTGTTCTCGGGCTTCGCCGGGATCGCGACCAAGACGTATTTCCAGGAAGCGGCGCGTCCGGCGGCCATCATCGGCTCGGCGGACGTGTACGTCGGGGAGTTCGGCACCTATTCGATCGTCCCGAACCGCTTCCAGCGGGACCGGGATGCGTGGGTGCTGGACTTCGAGTACATCGACATCGTGTACCTCCGTCCGTTCCGGGTGGAGGAGCTGGCCAAGACCGGCGATGCCGAGAAGCGGATGCTGCTCGCGGAGTGGGGGTTGAAGGTAAAGACAGACTTCAGTCAAGGCCTGCTCGCGGACCTGCTCACCTCTTGATGAGTAGGGACACCTTCTAGCGGAGCGGAGCGGGGGCCCAAAGCCCCCCTCCCTCCTGGGGGAGTTCATGCCGAAGACCAAAGCGAATGTCGTCGTCACGCCGGAAGAAGCGCGGCGCATCGAGTGGGAGGAACACGTCGAAGCCGACACGGCGTGGCAGAAAGAACAAGAAGCGCAAGGCAACGGCCCCTGCCCGTATTGCGGGGCGTACAAGGGCTACAACCCGGTCACCGGAGTGCATGTCAGGACCCAGATCGGGCGGGAGTTGATCGAAGGGCACCGGGACTCCTGTCCCAAGAACGTGTCCGCGAAGGGCAAGAAAGCGGGGGGCTAATGGCCTTCGCGGGTGCCATCGTGTTCGGGGTCGCCCTCACGCCATCGGCACGAGCGGCAGCGGTCGGGGTGTCGGAGGAATCCTACGACGTGACGGCGGGCCTCCAGCGCTACGCCACGGGCGCCGGGACCCCGCTCGTCTTGGCGGTGACGGATTTTGTGACCGTGAATCCTCCAGCGGCCTTCGCGACCAATGTCGGCATCGTCGGGGCCAGAGTGGTGAACGCGACCACCGTCGCGATTCAGTGGGGCAACTTCACCGCCGTCGCGAATGTGCCCCCGGCGGGGACGTACGTCTTCAACGTCCAACGGCCCTGATGCCGAAACGTCCCCCAGCCCCCAAGGTGAAGGTCCAAGTGCCGAGGCCGAAGCAGCAGCTCCGGGTCGCCGCGAAAGGCTTTCGTCAGCGGAAGAAAGAGGGCTATTCGTGAGCGACACCACGATGATCCTCGATACTGACCCCCTGACGGGGCGGGTGCGGACCTTTCACACGCTGCCCGATGGGCGGTTCGCCGTGGACAGCGCGGTGGACGTGGAGCCGATCATCGAGCAGAACAAGGACCTCGCGCCGTTGCAGGACGGGAAGTGGAAGGACAACGACAATCTGGTGGCGAGTATCCCGCTGCCGATTTACTTCGGGCTCTTGAAGGAATGGCGCGCGAAGGGGCTCGGGGCATTGGACCGCCAGAAAGCGCTCCATCGGTTCTTGAACGACCCAGACAACAAACTGTTCCGCATCAAGGCGGGCAAACTGTGAGAGTGGGGGTGTGTCTTGTCTCGACCGATCATGTCTGGGCGTGGCGATGACTAAACAAGTGATATGCCAGAACGGACATAGCAATTGGTACACCTATCCCACCAGCGGGCAGCGTACCTGCCGGACGTGTTCCTCTGCCCGCAAGAAAACGTGGCGGGAAAAGTATCCCGAACGCCATATCGCGGCCTGCCGCAAGTGGGAGAAAGACAATCCCGAAGCCGTGACGGCCAATCGCAAGTTCGGATGGCTGGCGCGGGTTTATGGGGTGACGCTCGATCAGTACCACGCCCTATTTGAGAAGCAGGGCGAATGTTGCGCCCTTTGCGGCAACGTCTTGCAGGCGCTTGGCGCTGGAACGCATCTCGATCACGACCACAAAACTGGGAAGGTGCGCGGGCTCCTCTGCTCTGGTTGTAATCAAGGGCTGGGGAGTTTCAGGGACAATGTGCGCGCCCTACGTCGCGCCGCCGATTACGTGGAGAAAGGATGAGAGTCGGTGTCTGCTTGGTCTCGACAGATTTGGTCTTCGCCTGGCACTCGTACGACCTCGCCGGGCTCCTCGCTTACACTGTTGCGGCGCGTCCCGACCTGGACCTCCGGCGGTTTCTGGCAACCGGCTGCTGGCTGCCCGAGTTACGGGAAAAGACGACCGACGCCGCCCTCCGGGCCCAATGCGACTTCCTGCTCTATCTGGACTCGGACATGCGATTTCCGACCGACGCATTGGTTCGGCTCCTCGCGCACGAGCAACCCGTCGTGGCCGCGAACTACACGACCAGACGGCCCCCGTTTCATCCCGTGAGCGTCAAGTCCTTGGGCGACCCGATGACGCGGGTCTATACCGAGGAAGACTCGACCGGGCTTGAGCCTGTCGCGGCGACGGGGATGGGCGTCATGCTCGTCCAAGCCGATCTCCTCCGCACTGTACCAGCTCCCCGCTTCATGATGGGGTATGTCCCCGATGACCGGGCTCACGTGGGTGAAGACCTCTACTTCTGTCAGCAGCTACGGAAGGCCGGGGCGACGATCCTCGTGGATCACGACCTCTCGAAGCAGGTGACCCATATCGGGATGGTGGAGTTTGAGGCGCAACACGCCGTGGCGTCCCGGCAGTCCGTCCAGACGCGGGCGGCGGTCTAATGGCCTTCGTCACCTACGACGATCTCGTGACGAACATCGCCGCGTGGCTGGCAAGGTCAGACTTGGATGCGCGGATTCCCGACTTCATTCGGCTCGCCGAAGCGCGGCTCCAGCGCGAACTCCGCGCCTTCCTGACCCGCACCGGGGCGTTTTCGCTGCCCGTCGCGGCAGGCACGGGGTTAACGAGCGCCATCGCCTCGGTCGGCCTCACCCCCGTCGAGATTCAGTCCTGCGGGTGGAAAGTCGCCGACGCCGCCGATACCTCTGGCCTCGTGACCCCACTCCCACAGGTGTCGCTGGACCAACTCATGGAGTGGCACACCACGAGTCCGGGACCTGGCGCCCCGGAAGCCTACGCCGCAGTCGGGACGAGTTTCAAAGTCTATCCGCTCCCCAACACGCCCAAGGATTCCGCCGGGGTGGACAGCTTCTACACGCTCGTCGTCTCGATGATCGGGCTCAACGCGAGCTTCGGCCTCCCGATTAGCGCGGCGAACTACGCGACCAACCCCGTGTGGCAGGAGCATCCCGACCTGTATCTCTATGGGGCGCTCTGTGAAGCCGCGCCGTATCTCCAGCATGACGAGCGGACGCCGCTTTGGGAAGCGCGGTTTACCAAGATACTCCGAGACATTCGGATACAGGACGAGCGTCTCGCCTTCGGAACGCGGCCACGATTCCAACCCCTATCGAGGGTGTTCTAAGATGCCGAACCTCAATCGGATCGATGTCCGTTGCCTGCCGGGGTTGTTCGCGTGGTATGATGCGAACTACATCAACGGGTTCGGCAACGCCCAACCCGCCGCCGATGCGGCGGTGGCGCAATGGAACGATCTCTCGGGCAACGCGCGGCATCTGGCGCAAGGCACCGGGGCGAACCAGCCCTTGTTCCGGGCCACGGGGGGCCCGAACGGCTTCCCGTCGGTGAACTTCGTGGACGCCACGGATACGATGACGATCGCCACCGCTGGAGCGATTGCGAGGCCGATCACCGTGGTGGCCTTGCTCAAGAACACCTTGGCGGATGACGCGGCGTATCACAAAGCGGCGACCTTCAACGCCGCCCGGATTGGGGTGGGTTTGGATTGGGCCACGGCGAACGCCTTCACGCCGTTTGACGATGCCGCCGCGCAAGCCGGAGGGACGGTCGCCGGGGATGTCACCACGTACCACATGGAAAGCTTCGTCGCGGCCCCGCTCAACTCGACCTCGCGGCAATGCGTGGACGGGATACACGCCTTCTCGGCGGGGATCGCTGGCACCAACACCAATTCGGACGTGACGGTAGGTGGCGCGTCGTGGATTGGGCATCTGTGTGAAGTGATGGTCTTCACGCAGGACTTGGGGCCGTCGCAGCTCTGGGCCTTGGAACAAGCGTTGTGTGAAAAATGGGGCATGATTTCCAGTTACGCCTTACAGCGGTAGGAGGGTAGGCGCATCGCCACGACCTTCACCACGAACTACGGGTTCGACAAGCCCGCCATCAGTGACCTGAACTGGGGCGGGATGCGAAACACGAACATGGATGACATCGACGCGGAGTTGGCGAAGCCGCGTCTGATTCAGTCCGCCCTCTCGTGGAGCGCGACGACGACCATCGACTGCTCGCTCGCCCGCGCCTTCACGGGGACGAACACGCAGGTCACAACGATTGCGTTCTCGAACGTCCCGACCTCGACGTTCTTCACGCGGCTCTGGCTCAAGATCACCAACGGGGCCGCCTTCGCGATTACGTGGCCCGCCTCCGTCGTCTGGGAAAACGGCGACGTGGACCCGGTACTCACCGCCTCCGGGGTGGATATCATCGGGCTCATCACCTACGACGGCGGCACCACGTGGTACGGCTCAGTGCTCCACCAGAAAGCGTTTGTGATCGGCGGCGACCTCCAGCAAAACGGGAAGGTCGTCTCCCGGATCGGGGGCAGCACCGGCACGAACCGGGTGGCCCACACCATCTTCACCGCCGCCAATCGGACCACGACTTCCACGACGCTGACGGCGGTCGCTAGTTACACGCTCCCCGCCGCAAGCTTGGATCGCAACGGCGCGGGGCTCTATATCACCTACTCGGGCCTCGTGGGCGCGACGGATACCTTGGTCACCTTGGTCTGGGGGGCGACGACGCTCGCCAGCTTCACGGTCCTCGCGGGGAATCGGTTCTTCTTGCAGGCGTGGGTGATTCGGCGGGCGACGAGTTCGCAGCGGGTGGATATGCTGCTCGTGAACAATGCCGCCGTGTCGCAACCCGTGTCGGCCAATCCCACGGAGAATGAAGCCAGCGCGCAAGGCGTGACGTTCGGCTGTGACCAGACGGGCGCGGGGACGTTTACCCTGCAA